TGAAGGAGCAAAACTTAATATTGAATGCGCTCAACCACAGGCTAGAGGCCGAGAGAACTAAGAAGCTAAAGGACTTAAAAGAACAAGTCCAGTACGTAGAAGAAGCAATTAAAGGATCAGAAAGATGAAACTGATTTCACTTCACCCATCTATGTTTATGGGTTGCTTCAAAGTAATCCATGTATTTTTTATTATTAGTTTCATACGACTGCAAGCAACTTTTGCATTTCATTTCTCTTTTTATAGAGCCAGCAGCAGTTGTCCTTGTTCTGATAAAGCTAACTTGTTCACTACCACATTCAGGGCAAGAATAAGAAGCTTCCCCATTTAACGCTCCGTAGTGCATTTTTGGCTTGGCATAAGGTCGTAGCACAGAATATACATCCTGTAGCAATACAACGTCTTGTTCGCAGTACCTAGACATCTCTGCTAATGCTTCTTCGGAGTTACGAAAGATGATGTCTTCCCAAAGAGCGATATTCACCTTTATTTTTTCCCCAAGTCCTAGCTGTTGGCCTATATCATCAAGCCTATTGGAATTGAAATTGTAGTGATATTTAGCCATTTTAAGAGTGTCTATGGTCTTGATATAAGGACTAAGAGGTATTTTATGTAGTAAAGCTCTTGTACGCACCCATTTGAGGTCAAATCTATCCCCATTATGAGCCACAACTTCATCAGCTTCGTGCATAAGCTTTGCGAAATCCTGTATTAGTTTAGAGTCATCCCCTTTATCCCAAGTAAGTGTGTGCACAACTTCTTCATCTTCCCATTTGTAACTGATACATATAATTCTAGCAGGAGTTATTACTTGTCCTGCTGTAATAGTCAATTTAAACCCTGGTCTCCAAAACCATCCTGTAGCAAATGCAGTTTCAATGTCATAGAATAACCTCTTTCTTATAGTAGGAACTTGTTCTACTGGATTTTGCTCTTGTTCTTTAAGTTCCTGCATCCAATCTTTGATATGTTTTTCTTCTCTTTGAAATTCATCTGTGGTAATGGTTTTTCTATTACGGTCTCCATAATTTTTACGCCAATAACGTATATTAGACCTTGCATTTTCTATATTAGGGTACAGTTTTGGAAAATCTTTTACTAGTTTCCTAGCGAGGGTTTTAGTAAGCATTTTAGGATGCTTTCTCAGGTATTCTTTTGTGATACTTTTCTTATCTTTACCTTTCATAATCAAGAAATTAGCTCTCAGATGAGCTGTTATATTTACGAAAATAGCTTAAAAAAGTTACTAAACCTACAAAATTAAAATTATGACCAGAGAACAAGTCCAAAAAAAAGCCGTAGATATTATAACTCAATACAACTGTCATGGTATCATTGAGGTCTATATGCGTGTAGGCAAATCAAAGATAGCAATAGAAACCATATTAGCTAATAAAAAAAATATTTCTTCTATTTTATGGGTAACCAATGAAAAAGGTCTTAGAGATAATGGAATCCCAGAACAGATTTTAACCTGGGGGAATCAAGAGCTTCTTGATAAGTGCGATATAAAACTTTATGGCGCTCTTAACAAACTTAAGAAATCATACGATTTTGTCATTTTAGATGAGTGTCAGCACTTGACATTAGGAAATGTGAAATATTTTAAAAGCCAAGCTAAAATGCCCCATGTTTTAGCAATGACCGGATTTATGCCTAAAGACAAAGAAAAACTAGAAATTTTACATTCTGTATTAAACCTGAATCTTCTGTTTACTTATACACATGAAGAAGCTATCAAAGATAAGATCGTTTCAGATTACCAGATTAATATCCTGATGATAAATCTTTCTGCTAAAGAACAAGAAGAGCATAAATCTATAAACAAACTTCTTGAAATAGCTATAACTGGAAACAATAAAAATTGGATCAAACATGTAAGAATAGCAAGACAGAGATTTTTGCATAGTTTACCTAGTAAAGTAAAAGTCGCTAAAGAATTACTAAAGCAAAACGAAACAGAAAGAATAATATGCTTTTCTCCGACTAAGAAAATAGCAGAAGAAATTTCCCCTGCTTTTTTTCATAGTACTTCTTCTAGTTTAGCTTATAATAATTTTCAAACTAATATTAGTAATATTCTATCTGCAGTAAGCAAAGGTTCTACAGGCCACACTTTTAAAGAAATGGGTGGAATTATACTTTTAGGAGCAGACAATAATCAAAATGGATTATTATCACAAAAAATAGCAAGAAGCTTTATTTGGAGAAAAGACTATACAGCTCAAATTTATATTTTAATAGCTGCTGGAACACAAGAAGAAATTTGGTTAAAAAACGGATTAAGTTCCTATAATGTCTCAAAAGTAAAAACAAAAACAATTTAATTTTGAATATATGAATGTAGAAAGTAGTAAATTTGAAAGGGACTATATGTTTCACAAAGATCTTTTTAGAACCAGTGAATCAATAACAAGATTTCAAAAAATAGAAGAAGTATTGGAAATTAGATCTTTTGAGCATTATCACCAAATCATTGATATAACACAAGTAAAACATTTTTCCCCTGTCACTTTGTCTGTAACTTTAAAAAAAGATCAACTGTTTATACATCATGGTTCTCTTTTTCCTAGTATTAAAGATAAAGAGTCAAACCTCCAGTTTATACAAACAATTACAAAAAGTTATATATCCTTCCTTTTAAAAATATTCCGCTTGTTTCCTACAGTTTTTAGTATGGATACCTACATATTTTTAACAGAGCTTTTATTTATTCCTGATTTATTAGTTAGTTTGCACTTAGGTCCCCACACTTATTCTGTAACTAAAAGATTTTCTCCGGTAGAAATTTTAAAACTTCTTTCAAGTTTAGAAAAGGAATCTTCAGTAGTCCAACAAGATTTTGCTGCTCTTGTTATAATTTCATCTAATACTGTAATGACTCCGAAAAATAAGCTTATTGTTGGAAGAACAATTATCGAATTTAGTAATACCCAAGTTCCAGCTATAAAAATCGTAATATAATAAAGCAAAACAATGATAATATTTGATATAGAAGCTAATGGATTAAACCCAACTCGTATACATTGTATGAGTTGGATTGATTTATCAGCTAGTGTAAATGAAAAAAGAAGTATTCAAAGTACTGCTTCTTATGATGTGATGAGAGAAATTCTATGTTCAGGAAAGCCCTTAATCGGCCATAATATTATTTCTTGGGATATACCAAATGCAGAAAGATTATTAAACATAACTGTTGAAGCACCTCTTCTTGATACTTTGGCTATAAGCTACTATTTATATGCAGACAGACCTAAAAGAAAGCCTAAATTAAAACATGGCCTAGAATCTTGGGGAGAAACTTTTGGAGTTAAAAAGCCAGAAATAACTGATTGGGAGACCTTAGATGTAAAAATATACATTCATAGATGCGAAGAAGATGTGCAAATTAACTTGCATCTATGGGAACAATCTTGGTCCTATTTAACCAAGCTTTATGGAACTGAAAAGGAAGCACTAAGACTTTATAGCTATCTAGGCTTTAAATTGAAAATGGTTTATTTAGCATCTCAGAACCCTTTATATGTAGATAATCCTAGGTTAGCAGATAACAGAAATAAAATAGACAATCAGATACAACATATAACAACCTCTCTTGAAGCTGTTATGCCTAAGATACCTGTTTCAGCTACTTTAAAAAGACCTAAGAATTTTCTAAAAGCAAATGAAGAATTTTCTATTGCAGCTGAAAAATGGTTTGCTTTCTGTAAAAAATATAATTTTGATGTTACTGCAGAAGAAAATACATATATTAAAGAGTACCTTCTCCCAAATGCAAATTCAGTTTCTCAAGTAAAAGACTATTTAACACTTAAAGGTTGGGTACCAGAAACTTTTGAGTATGCTGTTGGGAAAAACGGAAAAGAAAGAAAAGTCCCCCAAATAAAAAAGAAGGACAAAACTCTTTGCCCTAGCATTTTAAAATTAATTCCGAAAAATCCAGAGATTAAGCTTTTAGAAGACTTATCTGTTTTAAACCACAGAGCAGGGCTATTAAAGAATTTTCATAAAAAACAGAAAGATGGAACTTTAACTGCAGGTATGGCAGGTTTTACAAATACTCTTAGATTAATGCATAGAGAATTAGTGAACTTGCCAGGTGTAACAGACTTAGGAGATTTAAACCTTAAAAATGACATGTCCGATGGAGTTCATATTAGAAGTTGTCTGAGAGCAAAACAAAGTTATACTCTTTGTGGCTCAGACATGAAAGCTTTAGAGACCATGACTAAGCTGCATTACATGTGGCCTTTTGATCCAGAATATGTAAAAGCTCAACTTGTTCCTGATTTTGATCCTCATTTGGATCTTGCAGAATTTGCTAAAGTTCTTACTCCGGAACAAATTCAAGCACATAAAGACAAAACAGAAGATCACAGTATTGTAAGACATCAGTATAAGCAAGCTAATTACAGTTGTACTTATATGGTGGGCCCAACTAAAATGGCTAGAACATTAGGGATACCTCATTCTAAAGCTAAAGGTATCATAGATGCTTTTTGGGCTAAAAATTGGGCTATTAAAGCTTTTGCCAGTACTGTAGTAATAAGACAAATAGGAAATAAAAAGTGGGCTTTTAATCCTGTAAGTCAATTTTGGTATGAACTAAGAAATGAAAAAGATGTATTTTCCACTATTAATCAATCTACTGGTGTATATTGTTTTGATACTTGGATGAGGCATTCTGTAAAATTAGGCTTAGATAAATTATCTGCTCAATTTCATGATGAGCAACTATTTCAAATCTTGATAAGTGAAGAAGAAGAAGCAAAAAAGCTTTTAGTGCAAGCAATCGATAAAACAAATCAAGAATTAAAACTTAACGTAAAACTAGGTATAGATACGCATTTCGGGGTATCTTACGCACATGTACATTAAAACCAAATTTATATGAAAACAGTAGTAAACACTTCAATAGACATTTCTCCAAATGAGCAAGCTCTTCTAGAAATGCTAAAAAGAAAAGAATATGAAAAAGCTAGAAAATTTTTAAGGAAAGTTGAACCTAGTTCAGTTAAAGTCCAACATCTAAACTATATGGAAAACCTCAAGACAAGAGGCTATATCACAAGTTATAACAAAGACTTAACTGTAGTAGGCTTACCTCAAACAGATACTGTAGAAGATTGGATCAAGGAATACAGAGATGTATTTCCAAAGTATAAAAAAGGAGATCCCAAAGCATGTATCTCTAAAATGAGAGATTTTATAGCTGACAATCCAAGTTTTACTAAAATTATTATTATTAACGCAGCTAAAGATTACATTGCTACACAGACATCTGACCAGTATGTAACACAAGCAGATTACTTTATTTCAAAAAATGGAATTAGTAAACTAGCAGGTTTTTGTGAAGAAAGTACAGAAATTCCAGAAGATGGAGGAACAAAAGAATTAAAAGCATGAATCAAAATAATTATATCAAGAAACTTTTCGAGGAGAAAAAAACCAATTTGGTAAGCTCAATGAAAATTGAACTTTTTTTAGAAAACATAGAAAAGATTAGTATAAACCAATTAGAAAAATTAACGAGGTGAAGTTTAATTTTATACATATTAGCGACAGTCATGAGCAACACGACTTAATGTACTGGCTTAAAGACCCAGAATATATCAAAGATATAGATTGTATTATTCATACTGGGGATGGCGCTAACCCTCGTAGTCCAATATTAAATGCTCCAAAATTAGATGCTTTTTTAAATTGGTTTAAAGACCTTAAAATAAAGCATAAAATTTGGATTCCTGGAAATCACGATACTAGTTTTGAAGCTGGACTCATAGATTTTAGAAAAGATGAATTAGATATGTCTATACTTATTGATGAAAAAACGACTATCTTTAAGGGAGATAAAAGTGTAACTATATATGGAAGCCCTAGAAGCCCTAGTTTTGGGCAAGGTTGGGCTTACAATGTTAGCAGGAGTAAGATTCAAAACTATTGGAATCAAATACCTGTTTCAATAGATATTCTAGCTACTCATTCACCCCCTTTAGGTATAGGAGATTTAACTCAAGATTACACAACAGGTTTGTACACACAAGTAGGATGTAAAAGTCTTTATAATACTATACAAAAAGTAAAGCCTAAGTATCACTTGTACGGGCACCTTCATGATGAGCCGTTTGTTAAAAATTACGGACATAGAATTATTGGTGATGTAAATTACATTAATTCTGCTGTATGTGATCTTAAACATAGGCTTGTTCACCCAGGACATAAGTTTAGCATTGAAGTACCCTGAAAACTTGATAAAAAAATCTTAAAGAACTTAAGTTTTATAGTATAAAGTAGTTTTTGTGAAGAAAGTAATTGTGAAGTAGAAAAATAACTATGAGGATCCCGCCAAGTGAAATAAAAAAAAGATACCTAGAGCAAGTAGAAAGGGGCAACCTAGGTAAAAATATAGGTTTAAATTTAGACCCCAAACAGTTTGGAAGGTTGACTAAGTACATGGCCAACATTCAACAAGGAAGAGTTGATCTAATAGCAGGTTCTACAGGATCTGGAAAATCCAGTTTTATACTGGATGCTTATATGATTAACCCTATACAGTATGTTTTAAACAACCCAGAAAGTAAGATTGTATTGAGAATTTTATATTTCAATATGGAATTACCTATACAAAATATTGTTGCAAAATATACTGCTAGGAAAATCTTTGACCTTACAGGAGGAAAGACTAGTCTTTCTGTAAACAAGATTTTTCAAAAAGGAGCTTTAATTTCTCAAGAAGAAAGGCTCTTAATTGCTAAACATTCAGAAGAAGTAAGTTTTTTAATGGACTATTGTAGATTCTATGAAGGAACTATAACAGGAAAGTATATGTATAAAGAGATAATGAATAACCTCTCAGAATTAGGAACTTTTACAAAGCATCATAATCCTGCAGGAGAATTAGTTTATACTTCTTATGCTTATCATAATCCAGATACTTATCTTATATGTATAGCAGACCATTTAGGCCTCTTATCTCCTAACCAAGGAGAAAGAAGTTTAAAAGAATCTATTGATGCAACTATCAATAACTGTGTTATCCCTACTAGAAATAAATACGGTGTAACTTGGGCTCTATGTAATCAGATGAACAGGGCTAATGAAGATCCTGGGAGAATGAGGTCAGCAGCAGGTTCAGCGCCTTTATTAGGAGATTTGAAAGATTCTGCAGTTCCCGGTGAAGCTGCCGATACTGTAATTGCTTTTTATAAGCCTCAACTATATGGCCTAGATAGGTACTTAGAATATGACTTATCGCAAATGAAGAAGTTTTTCATTTGTGCAAAATTCTTAAAAAACCGAGATGGTGACTCAGATGTAGTCAACCCTTTTGGTTTTAGAGGGGATATAGGTCTTTTCAGAGAGCTGCCTTATGCAGATGAGTTAGGCAAAAATGGAAATCCTAGTTTAAAACAAATAGTAGAATATTTTAAAATAAACCCTTAAAACCATTGTAAAACAGAGAAAAAAGAAGTATCTTTAAGAACAAAATAATAAAATAAGATGGCAGAATTAGTTTTTATCGTAGGAAGGTCAGGAAGTGGAAAATCCACTTCAATTTGTCCTGTGGAAGAAGGAGAAGTAAAAATACAGGGCCTCGATCCTAATACAACAGTTATTTTGAATGCGGATCAGAAAATGTTGCCTAGCAGTAGAGCAAGAGATTTTTACAAAGAGGGTGTGAACTATCATGAAGACGTAGATAATACCAATGTAATGAATTACCTTAAAAAGATAAATGAAGAACCTCATATTAAGAGTGTTGTTCTTGATACCTGGTCAAGGTTGGCCAGTAATACTGTTGACTCCCCAGCATTTGCTAAAAAACAAGGTTTCCAGAAATGGATGGACTTTGGAGTGGATAATATCACCTTATTTAACGCAGTAAATAACAGAATGAGAAAAGACGTCATAGTTTATATGATGGCTCATCCTAGTGAATATATTGATGAATTTGGGTATTTAACATTCAAAATACATGCACAAGGAAATATGTTGAAAGATCGTATACCTGAATCTTATAGTACAATTGTGTTATACACACAAAAAGTAAAGATTCCGGGTAAAGATGACCAATATACTTTCAGAGTTAATAACTTTGCAACCGCAAAAAGCCCTTTAGGAATGTTCCCAGAAATCAATATGCCAAATGATCTTGGTCTTGTTGATGGGTATATCCGTAAGGCAGTAGGTATATAACCTATTAATTTTCAATTTTTAAATTTCAAAAAAAAAGAGTAATATGAGTGAGGATATCACAAGTGTAGGAGAAGTAGATCTATCTACTTTTGGAATAGGCCGTAAAAAAACAAACAAAAAGAAAGTAGACCTTTCAAAAGGGGAAGCTATGATGTTTTTACTTCCACCAAGTAAAAAAGGAGGAAGCAGAAATATTTTATTTTCTCCTAAAGCTGTAGAAATCTTGAAATTAGACACAGAGTCTAAAGAAAGTGCAGTTAGTTTTAATTTCTCAAGTGGAGAGCCTTTCGTATGTAACCTGGTTAACCAAGATATTTCAAAGTTGCCTAAAAACGCAGCTTTGAGCGTCTACCATAGTCACAGAGACTATGAAGGTTCTTATGCTAAACAAAGTAAGACTTGGGAGAAACTTGGAGGTCAAGAAGACAAAATAGTTTCTATTGAAGTTGCAGAATTTACTTTCCCTCTTCCATCTTTAATACTTAACACTACAAGTATTGAAGTTGTGAAAAATGAAACAAGTTCAACAGATGCTTATGACATAGAAGCTAAAAAAACAGATTCTAGCGTTACAGTAGCTGTTACAGAATACGTTAATAACTAAAATATAAAATAGATATTATGTGGAATACAAATGATGAAGCTTTTGATGAAAAAGATGTTAAAGTCTTTAACGGAGGAAAAGCAGGAGAAGCTATTTGTGTAGCTTCTATAGTGCCAAAAGGGTCTGGAGATCATGCAGAAGCCCCAGATTGGAAAATTATTTTTACAGATAAAGCTGGAGCTATTACTGATAGAGGTTTCTATACAGATGAGCCAGAAGAGTCTCCGAATAACTGGAAAAGGAAAGCTTTAGAAGATGATATCGTAGCTCTTAAACACATGATACGTGTTACATTGGGCGAAGAAGCATTGAATAATCTTCCTGCTAATGCAAATACGTACAAAGAGTTCTTTAATATTTACTTGAATATCTTAAAAGCTGGAGGTTTTCAAGGTAAAGAGTTTGTAGTTTTTGTTACTTATGGTTATGCTAAGACAGAAAATGACCTAAGTATAAAAAAGAACAGCTTTATTAAGCCTAGGAAATATCCGTCATTTATACGTAATCATGCAGATGCACCAATGCTTGAAAAAGCTGGTGATGTCATGACAAGATATAACCCTACACCAGATGCAGTTTCTTCAAACAATACTGAAGCTGGTGCCCCAGTAAGCAACTGGAACTAAAAGTTGTTTTTGCAATATGTTGATAAAGGGGAGTAGAGATACTCCCCTTTTTTCTTTACTTTAAACTAAAAAACATGATATACCAAACAAATAGCCTTTTATATTCTGAAGATCCTTTTAGAAAATTTAGAGAAGATTATGATGAAGAAGATGTTTTTTGCACCCTTTATCCTGAAATTGAATTTGATAAAAGGACAAGTAGTCCTTTAAGAGAAGACAATTTTCCTAGTTGGATAATTTCTACCAAGTTTGGCCCTTTATTACACAAAGATTTTTCTACTGGAAGATCGGGCAATATTTTTGACTTTGTAATGGAGTATGAAAATCTTTCCAATAAATATGAAGCTTTAGTTTTTTTAATAGAAAATTATAAGAATAACAATCCGGGATCTGCAAAAGCAAAAACCAAAAAAATCTACGAGACTAAAATCGGAGTAAAGTACAGAGATTTAAATTCTTTAGATAAGGAATTTTGGTCAGAAGTTTCTATATCTAGTGAGCAATTAAAAAGATACTATGTTCGTCCTATAAGTCATGTATTTGTAAATAATTTCTGTTTCAAAGCTGATCCTTTAGCTTATGCTTTTCATGAATACAAGGAATATAATATGACCTTGAAAATATACCAGCCTTATAATTTAGAGCATAAATGGATGAATAATTCTGATAGCTCTGTATGGGAAGGTTGGGATCAAATGCTATTGAAAAAATCTCCTGTTTTATTCTTAACTAAATCCAGAAAAGATGTAATGTTTATTGACCAACATACAAGCGCTTGTACAGTTAGTATGCAAAGTGAAGGTGTTATCCCTAAAATACATGTATTTAAAGAACTGATAAAAAAGAAAAAATTTAAGCTTATTATTTTACTCTATGATAATGACCAAAGAGGCGTAGAATACAGCTATAAAATCATGAAAGAAGTGGGCAAAGAGCTACGTTTTATTCAAGTTTTTATAGATATGTCAGAAGGAAAAGATATTACTGAAATGAGTAGAAACCAAGGTTGTGAAACCGCTGTAAAATTTTTAGAAAACTTAATAATAGAACATACATGACAGATATAGAAAACAGAGCAATTATTAGAATAAGAAATGCTACTAAAAAATTGCTTTTTGACAAACCTTATTATGCACATATTTTAATAAGAATCTCAAAAGAACTAGATTTTAAAATACCGACAGCTTGTGTAACTATACAAGGCTTAGAATATAAAATGCTTTTTAATCCTTTTTTTGCAATTCATCAAACATTGGAGGAGTTTATTGCTGTGTTAGAACATGAAATTTGCCACTTATGTTATGGTCACTTAAACATGATGGATTACTTCCAAGATCATGAAGCAGCAAATAAAGCAACAGATATCGAAATTAATCAGCATGTAGGTAAAACTAGGTTTATAAATGGGACGCTATCCCAAGCTCAATTTGAAGCAAATCATAAAGTTGCTTTAGAGGCTTTACAAGCAGAAGTAAGTTCCGGGGTAATTTCTAAAGAAGAAATGTATAAAAAGATCTCTGAAAAAGGGTTGCTATACTTTTGCTTTGTAGAAAACTATTTTCCTACTGATTTGAAAAAAGGTTCTAGATGGTACTATCAAAAATTACTAGAAAAAAAGCCACCAAAAGTAAACCAAGCAGAGTTATGCTCTTCCGGAGCATCTGATTTAGATTTTAGTGACAAAGATGGCCAAGGGAATAATCTTATTGGTATTCAAAGAGAAATAGCCCAGAAATCTTTAGAAAACCTTATCAAGAATGTAGATAAAGACTTAGGGGGAAATGGTAGAGGTGTTTTACCTACAGATATTCAAGGTTGGATAGAGGCTATCATCAAAGGAAAAGAGGAAAGTATCAACTGGAGAGCTGCTTTAAGGAAGTTTATTCAAGGAGGTATTAAACCAGAACCTATAAGTACTAGAAAACGTCCTTCAAGAAGGTTCGGAGAAGGTTTTCCAGGCACTAAACATAAGACTATCCCTAAAGGAATAATTTACTGGGATCAATCTGGCTCTGTTAGCACAAAAGAACATGAAAATCTTTTTGAAGAACTTCAGCACATTTACAAAACAGGTGTTGAAATAGATATAGCACCTTTTAACTCTCAAGTTTTAACTCCTTATAGATATAATGGCGAGAAAAAATATACAAGAACTGGAGGGGGAACTGATTTTAATGTTTGCCAAGAGCATTTTTCTAAGCAAAGCGGATATTCTTTCTGTGTAATGTTTACAGATGGAGAAGCCCCTGTACCTAAAAAATTCAAAAAACCTTGTATATGGATTTTAACAAGAAATTATCATATGGAAGATAATTTCCCTGGGATAAAAGTTTTAATGAAAAAAGACAAATAAATTATAAAAAAGTACTAATAATTAATAATATGAATAGAGGATCAAACGACATTATTAACTTATTTCCACAAGAACTTTCTAGGTTTTTGGAAGAAATGATAGAGATCAACAAGAAAAACCAAACAACAGGTATTGACTCTGTTGCAGTAAGTATCACTGGACATGCAGGTTTGGGAAAAACTAGTATAGTTTCTCAAGTTGCAAAAAACAAGGGTATGAAATTTATTAAACAAAATTTAGCACAGCTTCAAGAAGTGGGAGACCTAACAGGTTTTCCCCAGAAAGAGTTTTTAATGAGTAAGCCTACAACTGCTTCTTCTAAAGAAACTATGTTTGTAGTAGAGCCTATGATTGAAACTTTCAAATCAGAAGGTTGGAGCTTAACAAATACTGTTAGAATGGGGTATGCTACACCAGAATGGTTGCCTTTAGATGGACAACCTGTAATATTGCTTTTAGATGACTATACAAGAGCTTTACCGTCTATTTTACAAGCTTCTATGGAGATAGTAGAAAAGATGGAATATGTAAGCTGGAGGCTTCCTAAAGGCTCTTCTGTTATCTTGACTTGTAATCCTTCTGATGATGCAGATTATTTTGGAGTTAATGACATAGGAGTGGCAATGAAAACTCGTTTTATTGAAGTAGGGATAAGGTTTCATAAAGAGCATTGGGCGTTATGGGCTGAAAAGGCAAAAGTTGATACTAGATGTATTGATTTTCTCCTTTATCACCCAGAACTTGTAGAAAATAAAATGACTAATCCTAGAATCTTTGAAAAGTTTTTCAGAATAATTGGGCAAAAACCTGACTGGACTAAAGAAGGAGCTTTTATAGCTACTGTAGGTGCAGCTTCAATTGGTAATACAGCTACTGCAGCTTTTGATAGTTTTGTTAAAAAAGGGCTGGATAAACTCCCTACTCCTGAAGAAATTATGGATATGCCTATAAATGCTCTTCCAGCAAAAATCAAATCTTCTGTAATGGCAAATACAGGAGCCATAAAAGAAGATGTTGTAAATATTATGATGGTAAGGCTAGCAAATTTCTTACTGACCAGATATGAGCATAAGAAGTTTGATGGGCATGGGATGGATAGACTAACTGCATTACAAGACCTAGAAAAAGGAGGCTTAGCCTTAATAGGTTCAGATAACTGGGCTTTTGTTATTCATAAACTTGTTAACACTAGTGATAACTTTTATGGACTTGCTGTCGGAACAAATTTGGTACAAGAATTAGAATTAGAAAAAGAAGCATAATGACTAAAATACAAGAAGATTTAGAAAAAAGACAAGTATTTGAGATACACCCTGGAGACAGGGTGTATCTTTCTTACTCTTATTATGACATTACACTTTTAAAAGACAGACTAAAAAAAAAGATAAAATGTACATTTAAAAGAAAATACACAGAAGCAGATGTTATCATCATTGATGAATATGCAATTAGTTATCTAATAAGCAATAAACTCATGCATGACCCTTATCAACTTGATTTTAGAGACAGGGCACTCTCAGATAATTCAGGGTTTAAAACTCTAAAAGATGTTATTGCTTACATGTTAAACGAAAATGAAGATGTAAAGTATATCTTAATGAAAGATGTATATCCTCTTTTCTTAAAAACTTTAGACAAAAAAGAAGCAAAGTCCTTACAAACACTAGCAAGTCAAAATATAAAACTTTTTGCACTAGCTGTAGCAGGTTATGACCCTTATTCTTTTATTGGCCAAAAAGAACTAGTACATTTTCTCGGAAGAGGTACAGAAACTTGGAGAAGATCAAAAGGAGTAGCCAAATCTATCTTTTCTTCTTATTTTCTCATAAAACACGACTGGGACTCTATGAGTATAGAGTCAGAAGCTTTTGAATCTTTTCTTTCAAGTTGTTACCCTGCATATGATCTATTGGGAGAAACTAAAAGGTTTATGAAAATAGACAAAAAAGCACTTGCTTCAGATATACTAGAAAGCAAATATGGTTATATAGACACTTTTGAAAAAAACTTATGTTACACTTACTTGGAAAAAATCTTTGCGTGATAGAGCATTTCGATTCTTATGCTATAATTATCGAAGACGCAAAAAAGAATTACTTACCTGAATTAATTATTTACACATATTCTGAAGATGTACCTGATCCAGTTTTTCTTGTGCATTTGAATAGTTCTTTTCGGAACACTTTCTTAGACAATGCAAAAGTTATAAACATGTTAAACAGAAAAGATATTCAAGCTATGGATATAAGCAGTACTAATTTTTATTTTACACCTGGGAATTTTCAAGATTTACTACAAGAAAAAGGAATACATAATTGGTCAGACGAGACAATTATTTACGGACTTTCTTTTTTTACCGATATTTATCCAAAACAAGTTTTAGATAGGTTATATATCGGACTAGTAAGAAATTCCAACTCCTCTTTACCCATAAAATTTATAGAAGAAATCAACTGGTATGATAAAGACATTAAAACCTATCGAGATAATCTTCTCCAAGTTTCCTCTCTACTACAAAAATGGAAAGAAATTCAAAAAGATCAACTTCAATTCCATATACAGTGCCAAGCATTGGGTGATTCGTTCCAAAATGGTAGGATTTATGACAGAGTATGTGAAGCTTGGCTTAAGCAATACCCCAAAGGGTTTACAGGGGAAGTTCAAAACTCATTTGATCATACAAGTCCCGAAGAACCTGCACACATGCAGGATGAAGAAGTGCCTTTCTGATCCTTCAGGTTACACACTAAATTGGAAAACTGCTTATGCTTATACAAAATGGGATGTTTCTAATTTCAGTTTTGTATGGTCTAAAGTACTTGATGATTGCATTTCAGAGTTAAACATCTGGGATGATGATGATGTTGAAACACTTCTTGGATCAACTTATGAAGTGCAATTTATTTCTCATATAGATGACAGAAAACTTATTTACAGAATAATACCTATATAAACTATTATGAAAATTTATAAAAAAGATAGCAAAGGGGAAATTAGAGTTTTAGAAATATACGCTGAAAAAAATCAAGTGGTCCAAAAATTTGGACTACTTGATGGAAAACAAACGATTAGTTTTTCTAACTGCGTTGGCAAAAACATTGGAAAGTCTAATGAAACTACTCCTGAAAAACAAGCTATAGCAGAAATGGAAGCCAAAATCATCAAAAAACTTGAAAAAGAATACTTCAAAACTATAGAAGAAACTGAAAGTTCTGAAGTGTTGCTTCCAATGTTAGCTAAAGACTATAAGAAAGAGTCTCATAAAGTAGATTGGACTAAAGCAGTTTATGTGCAACCTAAACTAGACGGTATGAGGGCTTTAGGTTCTAAAGGAACTCTTACTTCTAGACAAGGAAAGGATATTGATACTGTACCTCATATAAAAGATATGTTGGCAACCCTTAACAAAGAAAATATAGATGGGGAGCTTTATACTCATGGTCTTACTTTTCAAGAAAACATGAAACTTGTAAAGAAATATCGAGCAGGAGAAACTGAGCAAATTAAATACTGTGTTTATGACATGGTATCTGATAAACCGTTTTTTGAAAGGTATCAAGATCTTTGTAGCATTGTAGCTTCGTATGGAGCTGTTGTACATACTGTTTATACCAAGCAAGTATATAGTGAAGCGGAGGTTAAAAAGGCCCATGCAATGTTCTTATCTGAAGGCTATGAAGGTACTATCATTCGTCACGGAAATAATGGCTATAAAATCAAAGGGAGAAGTAGCAATTTACTGAAGTACAAAGACTTTATTGATGAAGTATTTGAAATTATTGATGTTGTATCTTCTGAAAAGTGTCCCGAACAAGGTTTGTTTGAATGTAAGACAAAAACAGGTCAGGTATTCAGAACTGGGATGAAGATGTCTCATGAAGAAAGAGCAGAAGTCTTAGTCAATAAGAAAAAATACATTGGAAAAAAAGCTGAAATTAGGTTCTTTGAATGGACAGATGGAGGCTTACCAAGATTTCCTCAGTGTGTAGGTGTAAGACTAGATAAATAATACAAGAGTATGGAAAAAGAAGAATATTTTGCACATGAAAACTTAAATCAGTCAAAGCTCAAGACCATCCTTATGGGTGGTCTTTGGGCCTTTGATAATTATCAAATGAGTGAAGAAACAGATGACGATCCTAGAATATACAAAGATGATGCTTTAGTTTACGGAAACTATTTTGAAGACATGTTAGCACATGAAGGAACTGTTCCGGAAGGAAAGTACTTTATTGCTCCAAGGGATTTTAAATTTCCTACAGCAATAGCAGCAATTCCCGCACACAACTTTGTAAGAAACAACGGGGATTTAGAAAGTGAATTTGATATACTAAATGCTATGGAAGGCTCTTATGGGAATATTAAAGATAAAATCAAAAGACTTGCCACATTTTATAGTAGTTGTAAAGACTATGTAATTTACCTTAGAGAATCAGGAGATAAACAAGCTATTTCGCAGAAAAAAGTTGACCTTGCTCTTTTGCATTATAACCACACAAAAGACTCTTGTGTTTACTATGAAAAAACTGTTCAGCCAAAAAGTTCTAGCATAGAGTTGCGGAGAAGTGTTAAAATCTTTGTGGATAATAAGAAGCTTGAGTTAGATATCCTTGAAGTTAATCACGATTTAAAAACTCTAACTGTTATTGACGTAAAAACATGCTCTAATGCAGAGACAGATTTTATAAGAAATTTCTTTAAATACAGGTATGATTTTCAAATGTGTTTTTATATTATGTATGTAAAAAAATGGGCTGAAATTGAATATCCAGGTTATACTGTTAATGACACAGGCATGTTTTTTGTCGGTTCTAGTAGAAGTCTCCAGCCCCCAGTGATGTATACCCATCCTGTTAGCAAAGGAGAAGAAGATTATATTCATGAAGGCCGAAAGTTTTTAGGTGTAAAAACAGCTTTGAATCTTTATGAAAAATCCTTATCTTTAACAGATCTTGCTACAAGGTACAATAAGATAAAAAGTGTACTAGGAGAAATTTAATAACAATTTAAAAGTGAAGTGGAAGTATGACAGCACAAGAAGTGTTTCATAGAGCGAATGAAGTTACTATGTTTCTTGCGCCTTTACTAGGCGTACCATCAAATATGTTTACTTACCCTTATGTTAATAATTTATCTAACACAAGGTATATAAACGCTTATCTTTCTGATAGCCAAGGTGAAGTTATAAAAATTCTCACCTATGGGTACAGGGATAAATTTTATCATAAGTTTAAAAGCAATATCGTTAGTCAAGAGAGTTATCTCTTTCACACAGAATTAGAAGAAGGCCGATATGATATCTGGACTTTTTCTATGCCTGAAAGACTGCGGAAAATTTTCAATCTTTTTGAAGAAGGAAAATACTCTTCTTTTCCAGAAGAAGAGAAAATCGAAATTGTTTTTAATACTTTTCTTACAGGAAGAATGGATATTATATCCAGAATTCTTGAAAAAGACACTACTTTTAAGAAATTAAGAGAACAGGAATTAAAAGCAGTAATACCTACTACTGCTGAATTATGGTCTTTATATGATGTTGAAAAATGTTCTTATAATGCAACATTATTAACAATCTTAGAAAACAGCTGTAAAAAACTAAAACCTAATGAGTGTTTTTTCGACAAAACAGTTTTGGAAGAATCAGTTAAATGAAGATTGGGCTGAGCATCTAAAACCAATATTAGTATCTCAAAATATGTTAAACTTGATGGAAGCACTGGGGAAAGAATATTCTTCTTACTCAGTGTTTCCAAGCAAGAAACAAGTTTTTTCTGCATTTCAAGAATGCTCTTTAGCAAACTTAAAAGTGGTTATAATTGGAGATGAGCCTTATTGTGATAAAATAGGGACTTTCCCAAGAGCTACTGGTGTTGCCTTTGCAAATCCTGGCCATTTAATAAACTGCATGAGCAAAGATTTAAAAGCCATCAGGGGACAACTTGAAGAAAACTTTGAAACACTTTGTTTAAATTTTGATCCCGAATTAAAAAACTGGACTTCCCAAGGAGTACTATTGTTAAATACAAGCCTTACAGTAAGAGAAAATGAAAAAGAATCGCATAAAATTTTATGGAAAGGCTTCATAAAACAAGTTGTCAAAACTTTGCCAAAAGATACAATATATCTAATATGGGCAAAAGATTATGAAGATTTATTACCAATAATTCATAATTATTTTCTTTGCCCCGGTTTAGAAAATACAAATAAAGACAACCCTTGGTTTTGCAATAATTTTTACCAAACTAAAGAAATTATAAAATGGATTTAATAGAAAACACGAACAAGCTAGCAGAAAGTAACGTACACTTGGATTTTAAAAACTATACTGATGGGAATCAACGAATCTGAAATTATAGCTGGTATTTTAGTTGAGAAAGAAGCAAAATCTACCAATCAACCAATCAACCACTTATAGTTCTGTGAATTTTCGCATTAAGCAGTAGTGCGTAGAAGTAGTCTTTGCTGTGTCGGATATCTCAAAAGGCGAGGTCTTATGGTTGTAACTGTAAACAAGGCAACGGTCAGTATTACCCGTGTCCAATCTACTGGTAGAACTCCCTAAGTTTGTTACGTTATTTCGCCAAGGTATAAAGCTCAACGGATATGCGGAGCCGTCCAAATATGTAATATCTCCGAAGATTGTGATAGGGGCCATGTACCAACCAGTCTTGAATATTCATTTCTTAATCCTTCAGTTTATCATCATGTTCTTCATGCGGCATCGTAGTTATTAAATGGGGTGACTGAATTAACGGCTGTAAAGCTGTTTGCACCTGACTCTCCTGTGAAGGTTGTGGTAGCCATATCAATGTCT